GAAAGACCCTACTGAAGAACCCGAACGAAAGACCCTAAAAAGTAAAGACCCTAAAAAACTTTGAATACCCTATTTTTTATGTATGCGCGCCATGGGCGCGCTCTAATGGGTGAAAGGTCCCGAACATGCCCAGGTAGTGGGAAATGTATAGCTGAACAGCAAGGGTGTTCACCGTGAGGTGAAATCTGAAGGAAGTCGTTGGCAAATCTCTGGTCCGACGGACAGAAACCGCATACAAGGCTAGGCTACGAGAGATAAGTTGGCATAAAGCAACGAAGTCTAATAGCTACCACATTTGTAGTAGCAGAGTAAATGCGGCGGATGAATAAATTAAAGATTGCAGTATTAGATAATGGTGTAGACGAAAAATTGCTTGCATTATGTGGATTACCCGATATAATTCAGCAGAACAAAGGAAATATCAGTGATGAGGAGGATTTGTTTCTGCATGGGACAAATTGTGCCATGATCATAGGGCTTAATTGTGCCGACGCAGAATTATACAGTTATAAACTGCTTGATAATACAGGAAAAGGAAATGTGGATGATCTGAAATCAGCGTTTGACTGGTGTCTGATGAACAATATAAGACTTGTCAATCTGAGTTTTGGAACTACATATTTTAAGGACAAAGGAATAATTCGGCAGTTGGTAAATCAATATGCCAATAAGGGACTTAGCATAATTGCGGCAACTGCTAATAGTGGGTATACGGCTTTTCCGGCATCCTTTTCAAATGTTATCGGAGTAAAAGCAAAAGATACATTTAACATTGATGCGGAAGGTTTGCGGGATAAAGGTGTGGATTTTGCAGCTCCATCGGAACACAAAATCTGGTTTGGAGGAAACGATATAACGCTTCAGAAAAGTAACAGCTATGCGGCACCTTATGTAACAGCAATGGCTGGAAGGTTAATGATGGAACAGTCATGGATCAATAATGTATGGCAGATTAAGAAGCATTTATACCAGAAATTCAGGGGAAAATGTGTACAATATATTCCGGATTGGATAGAAAAAGGATGGATTGCCGGAAAGGTATTAAAGAGTAAGGAAGAGGTTTATTTTGAGGTAGCTGCAAAGGAAGAAGCAGACACTGTAATTTTGTATGATAAAAATGAGTTTAATGAATACAGGGAGAAGCACATTGTGTATCTTGGCAATGAAATAGCAGAGCAGCCGGATACACAGTGTTTTTTCTGGAGCAGAAGAAGCAGAAAAGAACAGATCTTATGTTCAAGGATAAAGAAGGAGAATATTAATATACCTGTCATACTTTTAAAAAGTGGTAAAGAACAGGATCAGATATGGTGGCTTACGGAATTAAGAAAGAGTTTTGAAGCGGAGGGCTATAATGCATATGCTATTTCCACTGAACAGGAGAGCGTATTGTATGATTTAGAATATATCCCTTTTGCTGTTGATGAAAATATAAGTAATAAGATTGGTGATTTCCTGTATTGGCAGACTTATTACAACCAGTCTGATTTGATTATTTGTGGAATACAGGAAAAAGAAAGTATCGGTGTGGAAGCCGACATATTTGTAAGAATAGAAAATGGGAAGAAGCAGACAGGAATACAAATTTATTGCGACAAAATAAAAAAGACGCAGATGTGTTTTGGAACCCTCGGAGAGCAGCAGATAAAGGAAGTATATGATTGTCTGCTTACAATCCTGACGGAGGATGAAGATGGGGAATAAAGAAGCAGTAAAGAAACTGCTGGGAATGTTAAAGGGGTATAGAAAAATAATTGCTCTGATTATTGCATGTCTGCTCATTTCAACAGGATTGAATATGTGTATCCCGTTACTAAGCAGGGGGATTATGGATTATGGTTTCATAGGCGGAGATAAAGAACTGCTTATAAAACAGGTAATAGGTTCACTGCTTATCTATATGATGATAGCAGTTATTGATATTATAAAAGAAAAGAAGCGGGTAGATATATCTGCGAATATACAATATTCTTTATCGGAACAGTCATTTCAACATCTGATGAGGATAAAAGCAAACTATTTCAGCAGTAAAAATTATGCGGAAATCCTAAATAACATAAATATAGATATAGGAAATATGACTTCTGTTGCAGATGAGGGTGTGTTTTTTGTTGTCACTCAGGCATTCAGTATGGTAGGTGGAATTATCGGACTTTTTATCTTAGATTACAGAATGACACTCATGGTACTTCTTTTTATTCCGGTAAAAGCGGTTATTATGAAACATTTTGCAAAGAAGCGAAAAAGAATCATGGACGAGTTTATTACAGAAAGCGAAAAATATGCCGGATGGTTTGGAGATACTGTTGGCGGTGTAAGGGAAGTAAAGCTTTTTGGAATACAGGAAAATAAGAGAGCCGAATTTGCTGACAGACAGCTTTCTGTAATCAATAAACAGAAAAAGATGAATATGCTTGCCCAGTGGAACGGCATAACGGATAACATTATCGTACATCTGCTGACCAGCTTGATATATATTATTGGCGCAAATCTTGTTTTTGATATGCAGCTTTCAGTAGGCAGTGTGTTTGCGTTTATTACATATAGTGCGTATGTGACAGGACCTATTTCAGCAATACTCAATATCGGGTATCTTTTGTCAGGAATTATTCCTTCAACAAAGCGGTATTATGAGTTTATGGCACTTGAAGAAGAAAAGGAAAATGAGGAGGGCATGACCGAGCCTTCTTCGGTGATCTGGAATTACAGAATCTTTCTTTTTCATATGAAAAGGATAAAGCGGTACTGTCCGATATTAATATTGCTTTTCCAAAGGGAAGTAAAACGGTGCTGATTGGTCGGAATGGTTCGGGGAAAAGTACACTGATAAGTCTGTTGCTGCAATTATACCAACCTACAGGCGGAAAAATAGCATTAAATGGTATAGATATTTCGGAGTTTGTTTTGAGAGAATACAGAAATATGGTATCTGTAGTAAGCCAGGAGATCTATCTGTTCAATTCATCTATCAGGGATAATATCTGTATGTATAAAAATATAGATGATAAGACAATTATGGAAGCCTGTAAAGATAGTGGACTTGCTGATTTTATTTCTGAGGTGTCATTGGATTATGTGGTAGGACAGAATGGGGCAAAGCTTTCCGGAGGACAGAAACAGAAAATTGCACTGGCAAGGGCATTGGTGCATAACAGTCCGGTTATTATATTTGATGAAGCCACATCTAATACAGATGTGTATTCTGAACATCAGATTAACGGACTGCTCCATACGAAACTGAAAGAAAAGACGGTCATAATCATTACCCACAAACAGGAGATATTAAAAGAAGCAGATCAGATTATCATGCTGAAAGATGGTGCTGTTGTTGGAAGTGGAGTCTATGATGATTTGTCAAAAGATAATCTGGAATTTAAAAATATGCTGAAAATGGGAGAAAAATATTGAATAATACATTGCCGTGAATTGACAGGAGATAGTAAAATCTGCAAAGTATTACACGAAAATGGCAAATGGTTACAGATTGCCAGACACCATAATAATTTCTGATATAATGCGATAAGTCAGAAAGGATGATGGGGCTATGGGGAAACGAGAGCACATATACGAAATTATTGCAGAGAATATCAGAAAAGAACGAAGAAGGCTTGGAATTACGCAGGCAGAGCTTGCAGAACGGGCGGATGTATCATTGGATACTATCAAAAGTGTTGAAAATGGCAGAAGGGCAATGAGTCTTGATACATATTTGAATATTGTTCATGCATTGGAGTCATCGCCTATGGTTCTGATGAGCCAGCAGCACCCTAAGAAGCACATTGAGCGTTTTGCATTTATGATGAATCGCTGCGACGAAAGAGAAATAGAATTTGCATTACATATGATTGAACAAATATTAAGAGGACAGGAAGATTATCTGAGTGAATAGACGGGTAGTTATCCTGTCCTTTGTCTATGACTCTTTTGCAAATTTTTCAGCGAGATGGGATATGATTTCTTCAATGGTGGGAGTTTCATTTTCACATGGAAAGTCTGTCCAGAAGCGTTGCATTTTTGAATCAGGGCTTTTTAAAGCAATGGAAACTGCCCGCCCAATTTCCTGTTGGACTTCTTCTTTTGTGATTCCTTCTTTTTCGGCAATGATTTCCAAATATTTATCAACAGAGTATGTGCTTTTATCATTCATAGTGTTGTTGTGAATCCTTTCTGAGAAGGGTATCTGCGGGCAAATTGTCAGGTGCTTGAATTGTCCCGGTTGAATACCATAAAAGTAAAACAGATAATCCGTTCTATATTACATAATAACCTTGAGGGCTGTTTTCTATGCAGATTATGGCTATTTTCTATTCTATCATACACATAAAGTATGGTGCATACACGCACCATATTATTATAGGACACTCTTGCGTAGAATACAAGGAGGAGGTCTTTGTAATGATAGTATATGACAGGTTATGGATTACACTCAAGAAGAAAAATATTAGCCAGTATGCACTAATTAAAGATTATGGAATAGATAAAGCACAGTTACAGCGATTGCGAAAGAATATGGTCGTAAAAACGGTAATCCTTAACAGATTATGTTCCATACTTGATTGTAAGATAGAGGACATCATGGAGTTTGTGCCGGATGAGGATATTAAGTAAAGAGATATTTCCAAAATGTAATGAGAGTTTGGAAATATCTCTTTTTTTAATCCGCAAATATTTATATTCTTGGTATTAAGGTGTACAATATTCCACCTGAAATAGCTGGTTTAGTCACTCTTACAAAAGATTCGCTTACGGTACAATGAATACAGCTTAAGCAAATATATAAGGTGCCGGAAAAGAGTGGAAGGTGTACTACGATATTGTTAATAGTGGAGAAAGAATAAAAGAGTTGCGTGCGGCAAGAAGAATGACAAGACAGCAGCTTGCCGAGCAGATTGGATTGTCAGTGGATGCTCTGCGGAAAATTGAAGCTGGTGTAAATGGAGCAAAAATAGATACGCTGATTAGTATTGCTGAATTGTTTCATATAACGTTGGATTATCTTGTGTGTGGGCGTGAAAGAAAGGCAGAAGTCGATGATCTGCTGGTTGGTCTGAAGGAGAAGGAAGTACAGTTTATCCGGAATATGGTATTAAATGCCGTTGACAATATGAAACTTCTGACAGAATAAAAAAGTCGGGTTGCATTTTTGATGATGCAGTCCGGCTTTTTTATAAGGATTTGGAACAGGTGGGAGTGTTACTCTTAGTTCAAAAGAGTGTCGGTTACTGTAGAAGATGCGTGGTGTCAGTTATACTCTGTTCAGGTTCTGAGAAAAGAACCGTTGAATATTGAAAACAGAATAGGACACGCATATCCCACGAGCTTATATCGCCTTGTCTATGACAGGGTGGCAGAATCCCATTTCGTGCGATGACTATCCTCAGAGCTGTAGCCGATTATGAGAAACGTAACAGCAGGAGCCTTTAAGGATAAGAGCAGAGGGTTGTGCCTACCGGGTTAGCAGCCGGAGGTAATGAGATAATAAGTGCACCTGAATTTCAGCAAAACGCATTTTCAGAGAGTGGCTACTTTCGTAAGTCCAGATGGGCAGGAAACTACGAAGTGATTGTGGCTGGCAAAGGATATGTTACCCGATACGGGGATGGTTAAGAAACCGGGAAGATAGTATTTTATCTTCCCACACAAACTGATTTATGGTCACCGACAGAAAAGAAATGTTTAGGTGTGATGGTGTGGAGAGTACTGATAAGTCAGCTTATGTGAGGAGATAAAGTGCGCACAGTATCAAATCAATACTATTTATAAGGAGATTTTAAGATGGAAAGAGCAATTATATATTGTGCAAAAACAGGATTAGAGGCTACAGATCATTTTGTGCCGGAGCTGCTTGAAAAGTATTGTAAGGATAATGGCTATGAAATTGTAGCTATGCTTTCAGAGCCTGCTTCTACAGAAGGAGTTTCATTTCCGATGAAATATGCCTTTATCGGTTTAAATATGGAGGAAGATGTTAATACAATCATAACACTTTCAAAGGATATGATTGGTGCAACAGATGAGACCGTTATTGATACACTTGGAAAACTCAGCGAATATGATATCTATGTGGAGGATATTAATGGAGAACTTGAAGAGTGTTATGAGATGATGCACAAAGAGCCTGTTCAGGAAAGTGATATAAGAGGGCTGGTGCTTGATACGGTATCAATGTTCTATCATAACATCAGGGACGGCAGATAGGAGGCAATATGCAGGATTCCAAAGAAAAGCAGTGTCTGATATTTGTAAGGAATAATGCAAATGATACAGCTGACCGTATCGAGGCATATGCAAAAAAGTCCGGCATGGAAGTTGTTGAGACAGTTTTCAATACAGATAAAAAAGCGGTTGAACGATTAAGATATTATATTGAAAGAGATGCCATTATCTGTGTGCTGGTAAGAGATGTGGTAGACATTTCAATGGAACTTAATGAGATTAAAGCTGTAATGACACTTGCAGCGGAACATGGAATCAGTATTAATGCAGAGAGCAGGGGCTATGAACCTGCTCTCATTTCTTTTGAATGATATGACAGAAGAAAATAGAAAATTAAAACTGATTATATTTCCGGGCGAAACAGTAGTGATTGATGAATATGGGAAACGGATTGTTGCCTGTCCGACAGAGGATGAGGCAGAAGAATATATCAGGGAACAGGAGGAATGACATAGATGAAACTGAACAGAGGCGATATTGTTATTGCAAATCTGGAGTCAGTAAGTAAAGGGAGCATTCAGAAGTATACAAGACCTTATATTATTATCTCAAATAACAAGGCAAATCAGTATTCACCGGTTGTCACAGCAGTAGCCATGTCCACAAAAACATGGAAAAAGAAATATCTGCCAACCCACTGTCCAATACCGGCTGCAAAGGTAAAGGTTACTGACACAGATTTTGAGGTATTTGACAGTATGGCATTATGTGAGCAGATTGTATCCATTGATGTAAATGTTCAGATTGAGAGGGTAGTTGCTTCAATTTCAGATACAGAACTACTTGATAAGATTACAGAATGTGTAAAAATCCAGATTGGGGCATATGAAAAGTACAATTAAATATTACCGGGGCATTTGCTCCGGGTTACATAGCCACCTGTATTTTATGGGTGGCATTTTTACTGAAAGGGGGGATAGATTTTATGACAGCAGAAGAATACAGAGCATTGCTTGATACTGATTTTAGTGATGTCAAGATTAATGAAATGCCCGATATGGCATCTTATCATGCTGATCTGAATGATACGATTGAAAAGAGACAGCAGAAGTTTATAAGAAAAGTTGGGAATCCCTATATGATGAGAGTGGGGAAGATGAAAGTTAAAGTAAGCTTTGCCAATAATGGAGTTTCCATAGAAGAAGCTTTCAAAAATATGCTGCTTACAGTTTAGAATCTTTTTTCAGAATCATATGGAAAATGAAAGGGAGTTGTGCTATGATATGATCAAGGACTAAATGAATATGGCATAACTTCCTTTGATATTTTAGTTGGGTACATCTGACGTAGAATATTTAAAGGAGTGTTGCGATATGAGTAAACAAATCTCAAAAATCTATCATGCAGCCATCTACGTTAGATTATCTAAGGAGGATGGCGATGTTTCTACCAACGCAAAAGCTGAGAGTAATAGTATTTCAAATCAAAAGGATTTCATCCGAAATTTCCTTGCAGACAAAAAAGACATTAGAATAGTTAAAGAATATGTGGATGATGGTTATTCCGGCTCTAATTTTGACCGTCCGTCTTTTCAGACGATGATGGAAGATATTAAGCGAGGAGTAATTGATTGTGTGGTGGTAAAGGATCTTTCACGTTTTGGACGCGAGTATATTGATTCAGGTCGATACATCGAAAGATTATTTCCGGCTCTTGGTGTAAGGTTTATTGCAATCAATGATAACTATGACAGTGTGACTGGAAAGTCACAGGGTGATGAGATTATTATTCCGTTTAAAAACCTGATCAATGATGCATATTGCAGGGATATCAGCATAAAGATACGAAGCCATTTGGATGTAAAGAGAAAAAATGGTGAGTATATCGGTGCATTTGTTCCCTATGGGTATGAAAAATCGGATGATGATAAACATAAGCTGGTTATTGATACTTATGCAGCCGGTATTGTGAAGGAAATTTTTCGGCTGAAGCTTCACGGAATGAGTCAGGATGCAATAGCAACACAGTTGAATGATGAGGGTGTGCTTGCACCTATGGAATATAAGCAGAGCACAGGGAGCGGTTATCAGACCGGATTTTTACAGAATGAAAAATCGGTATGGAGTTCAGTCACGGTCCGTAGGATTCTTGAAAATGAGATTTACATTGGAAATCTTGTTCAGGGCAAAAGAACGACACCAAATCATAAAGTGAAGCAGGAGGTTGTTAAGCCGGAATCTGACTGGATAAGAATCGAAAAAAATCATGAGCCGATTATTAGTGACAGGGACTATGAGATTGTTCAAAGACTGTTAGGAATGGATACGAGAATCTCTCCGGATTCCGATGTGGTCTATAATCTTTCAGGTATTGCAGTATGTGCAGACTGCGGTTCACCAATGACAAGAAAAATTACAACAGCAGGTGATAAGAAATACGCTTACTATATCTGCTCTAATCATAAATTGACAAAGCAGTGTTCACAGCACTCAATATCAGTATCGTTATTAGAGGATACGGTGCTTGAAATGTTAAAGCTTCATATCAAAAACGTAATGAATCTGGAAGAAATACTTGATTATATTGGAACAATTCCTTTCCAGCAGCTTGATGTAAAAAGTCTTGAAGCAAGAAAACAGAAAAAACTTGAGGAAGTTGAGAAGTGTAAAAGACTGAAAACTTCACTGTATGAAGATATGAAGGACGGAATTCTTACTAAAGAAGAATATCTTGAACTTCATGAGGCATATCTGAAAAAAGCAAAAGAGGGAGAAGAAATAATTCGCCAGATTGAGAGAGACATTGCTTTAATTCTTGAGGAGAAGGATGATAAGCATCTCTGGATGAATTATTTTACCGAATACAAGGATATTAAGGAACTGACCAGGGACGTGGTTGTAAAACTGATTTGTGAAGTAAGAGTTTCAGAGAATAAAGAGGTTGAGATCGTATTTGATTTTGATGATTGTTATAAGAAGTTATTAGAATCGGTTGAAAAACTGGGCTATCAAGTAGATAAAGAACCGGGTGGACAATTAAATATCAGCAGAAGGGAGGCTGTGTAATATGGCAAGAAAAAGCAGAAAAAATATGATGCCACTAGAAGCTACAGCCTTACCGGATAAAGAGAAGAAGGTACTTTTTAAGGCTGGATTATATGCAAGACTGTCTCATGAAACGGAAGAGAACATTGAGAGAGGGACAATCGAAACACAGATGGAACTTATGAAGAATTATGTCAAAGATCACGAAGATATTGTAATTGAAGAGGAATATTATGATGCTTCCTTTACCGGTACTAATTTTGAAAGACCGGATTTCCAGCGAATGCTTGAGGATGCAAAAACAGGAAGAATTAACTGTATTATAGTTAAGGATTTATCGAGACTTGGCAGAAATTATGTGGAGATGGGGAACTACATTGAAAGAGTGTTTCCTTTTCTCAATGTAAGATTCATTGCTGTTACGGATGATTTTGACTCGTTCAGACCGGGCACAGACCTTATGATGCCTTTGAAAAACATCGTAAATGAGTTTTATGCTAAGGATATTTCAAAGAAAGTTTCAACTGCACATCGTAGAAAATGGACTACTGATGAATATATGTGCGGTTTTGCTCCATATGGATATCTGAAATCCAAGACGGAGAAGAACAGAATTGTTGTGGATGAAGCAACTGCTGGAAATGTCAGGCTTATTTATAAATTGTTTTTAGAGGGCAAAGGATATACACCAATTGCAAAATATCTGAATGAGCAGGGAATAATGTCACCATTGATGTATTTAAAATCTCTTGGTTACCAGCTGAACGTAAAAACCAATGGTGTATGGACCAAAACAACAGTTAAGTCAATACTGACAAATCAGGCATATATTGGTTCGGCGGTGCATGGGAAAGTGGTAATTGAGAAATACAATAATATTCCACTCCATGCAACAGATCCAAGTGAATGGGTCATTGTTGAAAATACGCATGAGCCGCTTGTTGACAAAGAGACATTTGAAAAGGCACAGGAAAGAGTAAAGGAAATCTCGGATGCTTATTTTGCAAAAGAGTTTACAAAACACCCACCTAATGAAATGAATCTGCTAAAGGGAAAAATCGTATGCGGAGACTGTGGCAAGGGAATGAGACTTTCTCCAAGAACAACAAAATCGTATGTATATTTTTGTGGAACTTTTTCAGATGGTATTAATCCGGCATGTTCAAGACACAAAATTGATCAGGAGGAAGTCAACAAAGCTGTCTTTGCTCAGATTTCAAATCATATGCGTTGCTGTATTGACGCATTAAAAGTGATACGGGAATTAAATGCAAGAAGCAGCGGACTGAAAAAATACGATGTGTATGAAAAAGCCATTACCAGACAGCGCAGGGAACTGGAGAAAGTAAACCGCAAGTCCTCTGAGTTATATGGAGATTACTCAGAACATTTGATTAATGAGAGCGAATATCTGACATTAAAACAGCAGTATCTTCTAAAAAGCGAAGCTTTGAAGAAGGAGATTGATAATCTTTTAGTATCTCAGAACCTGTATTCAAAGAATTATAAGATTGATGAAGACTGGGAAAACCTTATCAATAAATATCTGAAATGCAGAAAGCTTAACAAAGAGCTGGCAGATGCATTTGTTGACAAGGTACAGGTGTTTGAAGATGGAAGAATTTCCGTAAATCTGGTTTATGATGATTGTCTGGAAGAACTGTTACAGGTAAAGAATAAGAGAGAAGGTGATTTGTATGAGTAAGATAACTGCTATGTATATTCGCCTTTCTATGGAAGATGAGGATGTATCATTAAATCAGAAGGAAGAGAGTAACAGTGTATCCAGTCAGAGGGAATTGTTAGAATCATTTATTGGCAATCATTCGGAGCTTAAGGATACGAAGGTACAGGAATACTGTGATGATGGATTTACCGGAACAAAATTTGAAAGACCGGGCTATATGAAGCTTATGGAGGATGTCCGAGCTGATAAAATATCCTGCATTGTTGTAAAGGATTATTGTGCGATAATAGGACTAAATCAGAAAGACCTTGAAAATCAAGGCATTCTGGCTTAGTCCCTTCTTTTTTTGACCGAAAACAAAGGACTTTCACAATAATCAGGCAAGCCGGAGGGTGCTGCTGCACACTTCCGGCAGAAGGAGGATATAGTGGGTGCTATCAAAGTCTTCTTGAAGGAGGTTCTGCTTCCAATCGCGCTTGCGTTCTGCCTCGCGTCATTTCTCAAGCCGATCTATATGCCTGACGGCGTATGTGACTACTTCCTTATGTGGATCTGCGTCGGCTTGCCATTCGGCATCCGGAGGATGTGCCTCTGGCTCGTTCCCAGCGGCTACGGTATCTCCGGCTCAGTCGGCATCTTCGCATTGAACCTAATCATAGGCGGTCTTATCGGAGGACTTGCCTTCTTCATCGGGCTGCTGCTCGGTGTCATTCATACCATCCGAGAAATCATCTGAACTACATCGTAAACGAAGAGGGTTTGTTTCTTCTCCAATTTGGAGTAAGAAGCAAACCCTCTTTTTTTGTTGCCCAAAATCCGCAATATTTGCTGGCGATGCGGCGAAAGAAAGGAGTTTTTAAGCATGAAACGCATGACAGCCGGTGATCTGCAAGCACTGGAATTGCTGATGCAGAGCACACCCGGCTTTGAGCATTATGACAGCGGTGTGGATGGCATTCTCCCTGAGTGCCGAAGCTGCCGCTTTCATCGTCCCTTCTGGAAATATCAGTCCTGCGTGTTTGCGGAGTGTCCCTACTGCTGCAATCCCGTTTCAACCCTCAAAAATCAAAGTGGCACATCTGATGCCGGAAAGGAAGCCAGTCATGGATAACAAAATCGAAATCTTCAAGAATGAACAGTTTGGTGAGGTAAGAACGATCCTCGAAGGAGAAAAAGTTCTGTTCTGTGCAGCAGATGTTGCAAAGGCACTCGGTTACACCAACCCGAACAAGGCGGTCAACGACCATTGCAGGGCTATAACGAAACGTTCTACCCCTATCAGCGGGAAAGTTCAGAGTATCAACTTCATCCCGGAAGGAGACGTTTATCGGCTAATTATTCGCAGCAAACTTCCTGCGGCTGAAAAGTTTGAACTGTGGGTATTTGATGAGGTCATTCCTACCATTCGCAAGACCGGCGGCTACATGACGGACTCCCTTCTGGAACGCATTCAGAAGGAACCTGCGGTCATTGTGGAGTTTGCTCAGGCGTTGATTTTGGAAAAGAATCGCGTAAAGGCTCTTGAGTGTGAGCTGATCACGGCAAAGCCCAAAGCTGATTATTACGACGCCTTCATCAATCCGGATGACTGCACCAATATCCGAACGACGGCGAAGGAACTGAAAATCCCGGAGCGCAAGTTCGTCCAGTTCCTTCTCAGAGAGAAGTACCTGTTCCGATCTCCCTCCGGTCAGCTTCTTCCCTACAACAAGGACAGCAATGCCGGACTGTTCATCGTCCGCGATTTTGTGACGTTCTGCTACACTGGTTCTCAGACCTACTTCACGCCGAAGGGCAAGGAGGTCATCCGAATGAAGTTCCAGAAAAAGTGTGCCGAAGAGCTGCTTCCCAAGATAGCAAGGTGATTTTCGTGGCAGTCTATCGCGTAAATAAAAATCGTGGCTATACCGTCATGGCGAACTTCCACCTCCGAGACAAGAGCCTGTCACTCAAGGCGGTCGGTCTTCTCTCAAAGATGCTCTCGTTCAATGATGGCTGGAAGTTCTCAACCAAGGGACTTTCTGCAATCTGCAAGGAAGGTCCGGATGCCATTCTCTCCGCGCTCCGTGAGCTTGAAAAGCACGGCTACCTTGTCCGGCACCGGCAGAGAGACGGTAAAGGCAGGATGAGCAGCACAATCTTTGAGATATACGAAGAGCCGCAGGAGTCCACGCCAGAACAGGGAATACCACACACGGAAAATCCATGTGTGGAGAAGCCAGATGTGGATAATCCACGCGGGGATAAGTCCGCACAAATAAATACTGATCAAGTAATTACCCAAGAAAGAAATACTCTCTCAAAGAACTATCAATCCATCAATCTTGATGGGATGGACAGGATGGATGAGCGAAGCGAGTATGAAGAGATTATCAAAGAGAATCTTGACTACGACATTCTCTGTCAGGATCCGAAGTTCGATAAAGACTGCTTCCGGGAGATCATGGACATCATGCTGGATGCCGTCTGTTCCACTGCGCCGACCATCCGCATCAATGGCGAGGATATGCCGCAGCAAGTAGTCAAATCCCGCTTTCTCAAGCTGAATAGCAGCCACATTGAGTACGTTCTGGAAGTAATGAACAAGAACCCGTCAGACATCCGTAATATCCGGGCGTACCTGTTGACCGCTCTGTATAACGCCTCTCTGACGATAGACAATTACTACTCCGCCCTCGTCAATCATGATTTCTACGGGCAGGACAGATCGGCAGGGTCAAAGAAGCCGAAGACCTACGATTATAGCCTTTGTGAAGACACTCTTTAATGAATACCATCGTGAGCAATGCTCGGAAAGGAGGACAGTGTAAATGAAAAGCATCTATCGCCGGATTGTGCCGCCTTAGCTTCGGCAGCAGTCCCCATAATCATTCCAAGGAAAGGAGGTAAACGCAGCAATGCAGGATGAAGTCAACACTAAAGTTGTTGCAATCATGATCAAGGGCGGCAAAATCTCAGCCGAGGTGCTGAAAAAGGCACTGGACAAGTTCGTGCAGGAGATCGAGAAGGCGCAGAAGCAGATGCAGCAGCCAAAAACCTATCGCGGCAAGCAGTCCATCAAGCATCTGATGAGCCAGAATGCCGCTATCTCCAACATCGAAGTGACGGACGGCAACATCAAATCCTTTGAGCGGACTGCCAGCAAATACGGTCTGGACTTTGCGCTCAAGAAGGACGTTTCCGTAGAACCGCCCAGCTACCTTGTCTTCTTCAAAGGGCGCGACGTTGATGTCATGACCGCCGCTTTCAAGGAGTTCTCCGCTAAAACCGTCAAGCAGAAGGAACAGCCGTCCATCCGGCACAAGCTGGATCAGGAGAAAGTTCAGAGCAAGGCGCAGCATAAGGAGAAGGTCAAGGTCAAGACCAAGGATCGGGGTGTGGAGCTGTGAACAAACCCGATGTGAAGAAGCTCGTTCTTCTGAACCTACCGTATGTCTTCGCCTTCTACTTTGCGGATAAGATCGCCGCCGTGTTTCGTCTCGCTCCCGGCACGGAGTTCATCGACAAGCTGACAAACGGCTTTGCCGTGTTCGGCACTGCCTTTGCAAATCCGCTTCCCAGCTTTCATCCCGTTGATCTGCTCGTCGGTCTGGTTGCCGGTGTGCTGCTCAAGCTGGCGGTCTACATCAAGGGCAAAAACCGCAAGAAGTTCCGGCAGGGCGAAGAATACGGATCTGCACGATGGGGGAAGCCGGAGGACATCAAGCCGTACATGGACCCGGAGTTCTCGAACAACGTCATCTTGACGCAGACGGAGTTCTTGACCATGAACAGCCGTCCAAAGCAGCCGAAATACGCCCGCAACAAAAATATCCTTGTCATCGGCGGTTCCGGCTCAGGTAAGACGCGCTTTTTCGTGAAGCCAAACCTGATGCAGATGCACAGCAGCTATGTTGTGACTGACCCGAAGGGTACGGTGCTGGTGGAGTGCGGCAAAATGCTTGAAAAGGGCGGCTACGTCATCAAGTCGCTGAACACCATCAACTTCCGGAAATCCATGCACTACAACCCTTTCAGCTACATCCGCAGCGAGAAGGACATCCTCAAGCTGGTCAATACGATCATCGTCAACACGAAGGGAGATGGCGATAAGTCTGGCGAAGATTTCTGGGTCAAGGCAGAAAAGCTCTACTACACAGCTCTCATCGGCTACATCTGGTACGAAGCACCAGACCACGAGAAAAACTTTACTACTCTGCTCGAAATGATCAATGCCTCGGAAGCCAGAGAGGACGATGAGACCTTCAAGAACCCTGTGGATGTCATGTTCGATGAGCTGGAAGCCCGCGATCCTGACCACTTTGCGGTCAAGCAATACCGCAAATACAAGCTGGCGGCTGGCAAGACTGCTAAGTCGATTTTAATTTCCTGCGGTGCAAGGCTTGCGCCCTTCGACATTGCAGAGCTGCGGGAGCTGATGAGCTATGATGAGATGGAACTGGACACCATCGGAGACCGGAAGACGGCACTGTTCGTCATCATTTCCGATACCGATGACACCTTCAATTTCGTCGTGGCAATCATGTATTCCCAACTCTTCAACCTTCTCTGCGACAAAGCAGATGACGTTTACAACGGACGGCTTCCCGTCCATGTGCGCTGTCTGCTGGACGAGTTTGCGAATATCGGTCAAATCCCCAAGTTTGATAAGCTCATCGCAACCATCCGCAGCCGGGAAATCTCGGCGTCAATCATCTTGCAGTCCCAATCTCAGCTCAAGACCATCTACAAGGATGCGGCTGACACCATCACGGGCAACTGTGACTGCACACTTTTCCTCGGCGGAAAAGAAAAATCGACCCTCAAGGAAATCAGCGAGGTGCTGGGCAAGGAGACAATCGACCTTTACAACACCTCAGAAACCCGTTCCAACAACAACTCCTACGGCTTGAATTATCAGAAGACCGGCAAGGAACTGATGTCTCAGGATGAGATCGCCGTCATGGACGGAGCCAAGTGTATTTTGCAGCTTCGAGGCGTGAGACCTTTTCTCAGTAACAAATACGACATTACGAAGCATCCAAAGTACCGGCAGCTCTCCGACTACGACAAGCGGAACGCCTTTGACATCGAGAAGTATCGGCAGCACAAGCTGGTAGTCAAGCCCGATGACACATTCGACCTCTATGATATGGGCGAGGTCGAAGCGGATTAAAGCCCCGTCGCTGCACTGCGCAGTGGGTAAAGCCTGATGGCTCCCAAAGCAGAACAGCGACGGGGCTTCTTTTTTTATGCCCATTTTCAAAAATACACAACCAATCTTTTTCAAATCA